TATCTTCTTCTGATACAGGCTATGTTTATAATCATGAGACTGGTAACGACAATGACGGTTCACCGATGACTAACGTATTTATTGAATCTAGTGATTTCGATATTGATCCAGGCGGAGAAGATTTTCAATTTATTAATAGAATTATTCCAGATATTAAATTTACAGGAACAGGAGCAACAGGTTCTAATGGACAAGCGGTTAATATTGTTTTAAAACGTAGAAATTTTCCAGGAGAAGATTTAACAACAGCAGTAACGAGTACTTGTACATCTAATACAACGAAAATAGATACTAGAGTTAGAGGCAGACAAGCAGTGCTTCGTATTGAATCTGATGACGATGGTGTTGGTTTTAGAGTTGGAGCAATGCGGTTAGATTTCAGACCTGACGGTAGACGATAATGGGTAAATTATTAGAAACTAAATTACCAATGTCTATTGGTGAAGTTTCTTCTGAAACATTTAACCGTTTAGTAAGAGTATTAGAATTAAGTTTAAATAGAGTTGACGTAGATTCAACCCTATCAGTGAGTGAAACTCAACGTAATGAAAATAAATTTAATAGTGGCGATATTATATGGAATTTAACCAGTAATCAATTACAGTTATGGACAGGCGAAAAATGGGTAAATTTATATTCAGGAAACGAAACAAATTTCCAAGCGTCTGCCGAATTAGGGAATGTTACAATTACTCTTGGTGGAAATGTTTCAATACAATTAGGAATAAATTAAATATGGATATAAATAAATTAAGAGAAGAGTTAGAGTTTGATGAAGGATGTATCTATGAGATTTATAACGATCATTTGGGTTATCCTACTTTTGGTATTGGTCACCTTGTACTTGAAAGCGATTCCGAACACGGAGAACCAGTTGGAACCGCAGTTTCAAAGGAAAGAGTTATTGAGTGTTTTGAAAAAGATATAGAGTCTGTCTTTGCAGACTTAGAAAGAAACTTAGCATGGGCTTCAGAACTTCCTGAAGACTTAAAACTCGTTTTAGCAAATATGTGTTTTAACTTAGGGATTACCCGTTTATTAAAGTTTAAAAAGTTTTTAGGAGCTTTAGAATCGAAAGATTATAAAACAGCTTCTGAAGAGATGATGGATAGCCGATGGGCTACACAAGTTGGTCCAAGAGCAGTACGATTAAGAGACAGGGTAAAAAACGCATGAAAGGTGTAAATCATTATAAAAAAGATGGGACTCTTCACAAAGGAGGTACCCATAAAATGCCTAATGGAAAGCTACACTCTGGTAAAACACATACTAAAACAAGTGTAAAACTTTTTCATTTTAAAGATTTAAGTAAAAAAGCAAAAGCAAAAGCAAAACCTAAGAGGAAAACTAAATGACAGCTAAGAAAAAGACCCATAAAACTAAAGACGGTAGAACCGCTAAAAAAGGATTATATTACAATATAAACAAAAAACGTAAAGAAGGAAAAAAGATGCGTAAAAAAGGAGCTAAAGGTGCTCCGACTGCAGCAGCTTTTAAACGTTCCGCTAAGACCGCTAAGAAACCTAAAAAGAAAAAGTAATGGCAGAGACTAAGAAGCGTAAAGAAAAGTCTATACGACGTACTACGAAGGGTAAGGGAGCTAATTACCGCTCTACTAAGTCGGGTGCTGGGATGACTAAGAAAGGCGTAGCGGCTTATAAACGTAAAAATCCTGGATCAAAATTAAAAACAGCAGTTACAGGTAAAGTTAAAAAAGGCAGTAAAGCAGCGGGTAGACGTAAATCATTTTGTGCTAGGTCTAAAGGTTGGACAGGTGAACGAGGTAAAGCAGCTAGAAAAAGGTGGAAATGTTAAATGTATGAATATAATTGCAAAGTTACTAGGGTGGTCGATGGCGACACTATCGATGTTATTCTTGATCTTGGTTTTTCTATTCTTCACAAGTGTCGTGTACGTCTTTATGGGATTGATACACCTGAGTCACGAACTAGAGATAAAGATGAAAAAGCCAGAGGTAAACTTGCGGCTAAGTTCTTAAAAGATTCAATAGATAAAGGTAAAACCGTTGTTTTACAATCTAAATTAAAAGATTCAAAAGGGAAATATGGTCGTGTTTTAGGCTCTGTTATTGTAGATGACGTAGACCTTAACGAAAAAATGATATTAAACTTTCTTGCAGTTAGGTATCATGGTCAAAGTAAAGACGCTGTTGAATCAGAACATTTAGAAAACAGACGTAAATTAATAGAACTAGGAGAATTCACTCCTGTAATTACAGAAAAATAATATGGATAACGATAGTAGATTTAGCGGAGACATGGACAGAAACGAAGTAGAGATGGACTTAAGTAAGTTTATGGCTATGATAGAAGAAATCGGTTCTCTTAAAGATAAAATTAGAGACTTAGAAGCTTCGGATAAAGTTAATCCCCATCAAAAGTGGATTCACTTAGCTAAAGCAGTTGACTCATGGCGTATCTTTCCTAGAGCTTTCTTAACTGTTTATATTGTTTTACTTTATAAATGTACTATTTGGTTCATGGAATTACCTGCCCCTACTTTTGAACAAAGCGGGTTAATTTCTATTGTGGTTGGTGCGGGTGCTGCTTGGTTCGGTTTATACGCAGGAACTTCAGGAAGCAGTAAACAGTTTAAAGGCGAAGATTAGTGAGTAAAGAAAAAATATTATCTTGGGCATTCCTTATGGGGGGGATAGTTGCTATAACTTTATTTTCTGTTATTGCAAATGCTCAATCTAGTCAACAATCAGGCACCGCCTGTGTAAACGGTTCTCAATATTGTGAAAATAATAGTTTAGATACAACAAACAATACCACAACAACAAATACTAATACGAACACGAACACGAATACCAACGTGAACACGAACACGAACAACAACACTAACGTCAATAATAACACTACGGCAACTACTGCGGTCAATACGAACAACAACACTTCTTCTAACACGAATTCGAATACTAANGTAAACACGAACACGAACAACAGTACTTCGAATAATACAAACACAAACAACAACGTTAATACATCTACGGTTAATTCAACCGTGAATCAAAACGTTACAAACACTAACAATTCAACATCAGCGAATACGAACAACAACACTAATGTTAATCAATCCACATCTTCAAGTGATGTTAAGACTGACAATAAAAATGTAAACGAAAATAATAGCAAGTCTGACAACACCAATAGAAACATAAATGAATCTAATAGTACTCAGACTATAAATCAAAATGTTAAATCAGAAGCTCCTCCTGCGTCTGCTATCGCACCTTCTATAATGTCTTACTCACAAGATTTATGTACAACGGGTGTCTCAGGAGCTTTTCAAGGACAAGTATTTGGTTTTGCAGGAGGCAAAGCAGTTATAGATCAAAACTGTGAAAGGCTAAAACTATCTAAATATCTTTATGATATGGGAATGAAAGTTGCATCAGTTGCGTTGCTATGCCAAGACGAAAGAGTATTTAAAGCTATGTCTATGGCGGGAACTCCTTGTCCGTATAACGGTAAAATTGGTAAAGAAGCTTCTGTTGAATGGGCAAACAATCCATCTAAAAGACCTGATATAGATGATGCACAAAAAGAATATATTGCAAAATGTACTTATGATGCAAACCCTAACAGGGAAAAAATAAACAAAGATGTTGTTGGAGCTGTTAAGGTTATTTACACAAGAAAGACTAAAACTAAAAAACAATGCAAAAAAGAATTCTATGCTCAATAGCATTTCTATTTAGTCTAAACGTATCTAGTACTTATATATACGAAGCTAATCAAGCTTTAATAAATCTTACAAATCAATCAGGTATAACTAACTTAAACTCAGGCGACGATCAAGTCTCTGCTGCTTTTAATCTAGGCTTTACTTTTGACTTCTATGGCGAAGCATTCACCCAAGCTAGAATGGCTACTAATGGTTGTCTGCATTTTAAAATCTCTGGAGCTTTCTGTAATGACTTTACGCCTGACCCATTAGCTTCTCAGTATACTTACACCTTACTGCCTTTTTGGACTGACCTTATAACAGATAACGGTTCTAGTATGTTAGCTAAGAGTTTTAACGATAAAACTGTGTTTGGTTGGTATAACATGAGAGAGTACAACCGAGCTTCAGATAACAGTTTTGAGGTAATACTTTGGACTAATGATACTTTTGAGTATAGATACGGTGCATTAGATATAATTAATCACGATGTTTTAATAGGCGAGGTAGGTAGTGGCAGCAAACAAATCTATCAATACTATTACCACGATGAATGTAATACAGGTTCAACTAATAGCTCTAGCTGTTACAACTACGACTGGAATAACTCAGATAAAAATACTAACTTAGAAAACGGTGGTTCTTTGTTCGGAGTAGGAACTGGGAATGGTGCAGACTGTAGTGATCCACTTAATGATTCAAGTTGTACTGGTTATGCTGACGCTTATCAAACTCAACAATGTAATATAAACCAGCTTTATAATGAATCATGTCCTTTATATTGGGTAGCTTATGACGATGAACAATGTGATCAAGACCCGCAGTATGCTCCTTTTTGCCAAGGCTACAGTCAACAAGATTCCGTAGCTTATTTTGATGAAGAAACTGATTACGGTTACCAACAAGAAGATATGTGGTACGACGAAGAATACGATGAGTGGTTAGACCCGAGTGATCCTTGTTACGAAAATAACTGTGCTGATTTTACTGATGCCGATTGGTACGCTTTAGATGTTGACCAGTTTGGTCAAGAACAAGTTGATGATTGGCTAGGTAATGATGTAAGTTTTAGTGACGATGGCATGATTGATTTCAATACTTCAAACGTTACCTCATACGATGATTTAGATGTGCAAATGGATATTTTCGATTTACAACACCAAGACGATATGCTTATTGATCAGTTTACGTTCCAGGAAACTTTTTTAGTAGAAGACTACAGTGAACCAGAAACATTTATTGAATTTAATAACGTAGAAGAATTAGAAGAATGGTTTGAAGAAGAAACAAGACATCAAGAAGAAATGCATGAAGAAGAGTTTGCTGAACTAGACGAGCCTGAAGAAGAATTTATTGAAGAAATATTTGAAGAAGAAGCCGTTGAAGAAGTTTTCGAAGCGATAGAAGAAAGGATAGCTGAAGCTGAGATAGAGGAAGAAAGATTAGAGAGGGAAGAAATCGTTGAGGAGTTTGAAGAAGTCTTCGAAGAAGAGTTTCAAACAGCAGAAAGAGAAGAAGCTACAGGTAAGAGTTCTATCAGTAGGGACGTAGCTTTACGAGTAGTTGCTTCTACCCTTAACACAGCAACGCAAAGCGTTAGCGGAACTAAAGCAGGTAATTCTATACACTCCACAGGTAATAGCGTAGCCGCAGGTAATAGTTCTTCAGGAGCTTCCTCATCTAACGCAGGGATAAGCACCAGTAGTTCTCCGAGTATGTCAGACCAGTTTGCTTCTGCTTCTGTACAAACTAATCAAGTATTAGATATGAGTTCTATGTCTGTTTCTAGTTCTACTTCTAGTAGTTCTTTAGATACAACAGGTGTTGGTTCTTCTGTTGTTGTTAGCTCTAATACAAGTACAGCACAAAACCAACTAGATACTTCTATAAACGCTATAGATACATCATCGGATACAGAAACAGTAGTAGAAGACCTTATAGCTCAAAACTTACAAACAGCACAAGAAGAAGTAGAAGCGGAACAAGAAGAAACAGGAGAATACGGTTCAGAAGATACGATTATTGCGTATATGGGTTTTGTTCCAGGATTTAATAATTATCAGAAAGTTGTAATGGTAGACCAAACCCAATGGTATGCGTCTAAAACCATCTATACTACAACGATGTCTGATAACCTAGAAGCTTTTTATGGATTAGCTAGTAGTAATATTAGTAAAATGAGCGATATAATAGAATTACAACCAAAACTATAGGAGGATTATATGGATTGGTTTCAAAATAAAACAACACAAATAATTGCTTTGGTCGGTATTGTAGGGACTCTTGCGGGTTTCGGGTATACAGGTGCAGAGTATGTCAATAGGCTTGAAAACTTAGAAGCTAAGATAGGCGGTATTGGTGATACTGAAGATGCTCAAAAGGTTATCGAAGAACGGTTTGCTTCGATCGAAACTTCAGTAAAGTTTTTAGAAAAAAGTATTGATGGTATAGCTGTTCCAGATGTTACTGAAATAAAAACAGATATAGCTACGATTAAAGCAGACTTACAAACGTTAGATAGAGATATTAAGAAATTAGAAAACAAAGACGATAACCCATTAAACGGATAATGAAAGTTTTTATTACAGAATTTAAGTTAGGTGACGAATTTTACGAAGGTCCACGTATAGTAGCTGAAAGTTTTGAAGATGCAGAAGTAACTGCAGAACTATACGAAGTTAATGTAGTGGGTTTGCTTGATGTAATCGTCACTGAGTATAACGAAGATTCATACAAAAGGGTTTTACATTAACCCTTTCTTTGATATATAATCAAGGTTCAGCCATTGTGCTGCAGTTTACGGGGTGAGCTATAACTCGCAAAACGTTAGTATACGCTGAGGAAACAATGGTTGGAGTTGATAAAAAGACATACAAAAAGAATAAAGGTCGTCGTTCTGACTTCGTAATCTATTCATCTAAAGGCAAGAAAACTAAAGCTAGGAGTAGATTCTAATGTCTTTGACACAATTAAAAACAGTGCCTAACTTTTCTGATCAAGAAGTTTCTGAGTATATAGAATACAAACAAAATTTAAAAGAGTTCACTACAAAAGTAGCTAAGTTTCAAAAAGTTTTAACTAAGTTTTGTAAAGAAACAGGACAAGATAAAAACCTTCCGTCTCTTAGAGGTGAAACAGAAGGAGCAATCACTCATGATTTTGCTGATGGTCAATACATTAGAACTATTGTTATGCCTAAAGGATTAACTTTAGTTAGTCGAATACATAATAAAAATCACCCGTTTTTTATTATGAAAGGAGAGTGTTCTATTTTTACAGAAAGAGGACTTGAACGGATAAAAGCTCCACACAACGGAATAACTTTAGCAGGGACACAACGTCTTATGTTTATTCACGAAGAATGCACCTTTATAACTGTTCATAGAACTGATTGTTTAACACCTAAAAACATAATAAAAGAAGTAACTGTTGAAAATTTTTCTGAGATTTCTTTAAAAGGTTTCGATATAAAACAACTGGATGAGTTAATAAATAAGTTTGAGGTGTCTTTATGACCGTGTTGATACAAGCAGCTGTCGTTACTATTGGAGGTCAGCTTCTTGCTGGTAAAATAGCGTCTAATAGAGCTAATGATCCTAAGGGAGCTATTGGTACAGGCACCGCACCTGCATTACAACCTGGAGGAGATATTGAAGTAACTCCTGTTGGAGGAAGCCAAGTACAGGATTTTGGTGATTTCGGAAATGAAAATATAGCTGAACCAGAACAAATGACCGAAGAAGAAAAACTAATGGCGATGTTACAAGACTCTGGAGTTAACTTAGAAGGGTTGACTAGTATGGCATACGGTGGACCTGTTCAATATAAAGACAACGGCGGTGGGATTTTAAATATATTAGACCCTAATAACTTAAAACAAATAGAAGAAATAAAAGCCATGATAGCTCAGATGTCGGACAGACCTCCTGAAGCAGGAACTCGTCCAGATTTAGGTGTTGATTTTGAATCAGGAGTTATGGAAACCGAATCGCTTGAAGATATTATGGAAAATCAAATCGTTAATAATGATACAACAAGAACTGAAATATTAGCAGGAACCGAACCTGACTATAACCAAGAAATAGGTGATCAAACAACTTTTGATGAAATAGGTTATTACGCACAAGAAAACCCTGAATTAGCTAAAGCAGGACTAGGAGCGTTAACTCAAGTAATTAGTACAATTATGACAGACCCACCAGAACAACCGACTAGTGCCGTTAGAACAAAACCACTTGCTGGAAATTCAGCACGTAGAAGAAATAACCTTAGTAATATAGCTCCTATTGGTGGTTCTAAAGTTACGTTTGCTAATCAAGGAACAGCATTAAAAAGACCTATGTTTATGCCTAACGGAGGACAGATGCGTGGTCCAGGAGGTCCTAAAGATGACCTTATACCTGTAATGGCAAGTAACGGTGAGTATATGCTTTCTAAAGCCGCAGTCGATGCTGCAGGTAACGGTAGCCATGCTCAAGGGTTAGCTCGTTTAGACGCGTTTAATAAAATGGGAAATAAAAGATACGGATAAAATATGGCTAAAAGAGAAGAACAAGAATATTCAACCCAAGCCCCCGCGGGTTACGTCGGTGATTTTTTACAAACAGGTATTTTTCCGTATGCTCAAAAATTCTTAAGAGATCAATTTAGTAATTTAGGACAAGCTGATTCAAGTCCGTTTACGTATAGTGGTCAACGAGTTGCTGACTTCGACCCTAGAGAACGATACGCTATGGATCTTGCTGATTCAGCGATTGGTAGTTATAGACCGTATTTAGGGGCTCAAGGAAATTTATTAAGTTCAGCAGACCAAGCTATCCGAGGCGGGACGACAGGCGGAGCTAGTCAGATAGGTCAAGGATTAAGTCAAGGTCGTACATTAGGAACTTTAGCTAATATGACAGGGTACAGTTCTACGGGAGCTTTTGATCCAAACACTATTTCTAACTATAATAATCCTTTTGAAAATCAAGTTGTTCAACAAACACTTACAGATTTAGATAGACAATCAGCCCAACAAGATATGGGTCTTAGAGACCAAGCTGTTTCACAAGGAGCGTTCGGTGGTTCAAGAGGGCGTATAGCTCAAAGTGAATTAGCTCGACAACAAGAACGAGGAGCCGCTGAAGCTATAGCAGGTATTCGTTCGGGTGGTTATCAAGATGCAGCAAACAGAGCTCAACAAGGGTTTGAATCGCAACAAGGAAGAATGGCACAACAAGCGGGTTTACAAAGTCAATTAGGACAAAATATGTTCAACATGGGGTTACAAGGCGGACAAGGTTACGCAACGTTAGGTAACCAAGCTGCACAAGGATTCGGTAATTTAGGACAGCAATATCAAGGTATGGCTACGTTGTTACCGCAACTACAACAACAAGATATTCAATCAATGATGGGTATGGGTGGTTTAAATAGAGGAAGAAATCAATCTCTTATGGATCTCAATTACCAAAACTTTACGGGTCAATACAATTTACCGATGCAAACGTTACAAAACGTTGGTTCGATTACTTCGGCTCTTGGACCGTTGGCAGGTGGTTACGGTTATGCTGGTGGTGATATGCCGACTAATTCAGCTTATTACCCAAACACAGGGGTTATTGGTAATCCGTATCTTCCTCCCGTAGATAATACAGCACCTCCTGGAACTTATCCTCCTGCACCTGCACCTGCTCCTGCTCCTGGAACTCCTCCTGGTGGAGCTCCTGGAACTCCTCCTCCTGGTGATGGACCATCAGGTCCATCAGGTGGTTCACCTTATGTTCCGTATGATCCATCAGGTCCTGTTCAACAATATGCTAGTGGTGGCGGAATCGGTCTTCCAGGACTTTATAACAGGTATAGAAGATAATGGCATCACCTTTTACAGCATTCCCGACTTTTGGTGGACCCGAACAAGGGGGAGGGATAACTAGTATTAAGATGAACCCTGCTCAAGTCAGGTTTCCTACAGCACGTAGACCTGCACCTCAAAGACGACCTTTAGAACCAACCGATAAAGAAAAGTTTGCACCGTTGTTACCGTTTTTAGTCGGTGGAATTACTGAAGCTTTTCAAAAAGAACCACCTAAATTAACCGATGAAGAATATTTAAAAAACATTGGTGCAAATATAATAGAAAACCCGACTACCTTAGAAGAAGTTAAGTCTAACGAAACAGCACAAACAAAATTAGATGCTTATAAACTTTTCGGAGACCCTGAAGGAAAAAATACTTTTGGAATGGATGAGATAGTTAATATTCTTGCCGCGGGTTCTATGGGCAGAGGAGCAAAAGATTATGCAACTACTTACTCTAGTATTCGTAATGCCGAAGAAAAAGCGAGATTAACCACACAAACCAATAGAACTAGTTTTTTAAATACTAAACTCAAAGATGTAAACAATTTACAAATGAAAACTTTTGAAGATTCAGATTCAGCAAGAGTAGGAGTGTACGACGCACGAACTGGGTTTGCTGACCCTAGAGGAAACGTTTATGTAATGAATGATACAAAAGATGGCTATGTTAATATAAAAGAATTAGAGGGTAATTGGATTGAACAACAAAACAAATCAACACAAACTTTAGTTAATCAATTAAAAGACCCAAGATTAGTTGAGTTGTATAAAAAAGATGAAGCTCTTGTGGCTAAAGATACTGCTTTAGTAAGTACAGTAACGCTTACTAACGAGGTTGTCAGTATGTTAGATAAAGGTATAGCAAACCCAGAACAAAACCCTTTAACCACAATTACAAGTATAGGTAATTCTATAAACGGTGTTATGGCAAACGTTGATCAAGTCCTTTCATACGTAGGACAAGGTAACGCGTTAGATGCTTTCGCTACTTCTCAAGACTTAGCTGATGGAATTGCAGGAAGTGACGGTAGGCAAGGCACAGGAGATTTAGGTAGAGCTTTACAAGAAGCTATAATAAGCGGCGATGATAAAGCGATCAAAGCTGCGATGACTGCTTTTGAAGAAGGCGAAGCAGGTCAAGAATATGGAATTAATTTTAGAGAATCTCTTGGCGATATGGCATACAACGATGTAGCAACTAGACGAGTAATGTTACAATTAGCCTATTCAGCCGCAGGTACTGCAGGACAGACAGGTCGAACGTTATCTGATAAAGATTTAGCTTTCTTTTTACAAATTGTTGGTTTTGGTGCAACCCAAGATCCTCAAGTAGCTAAAGATAATTTATTAGGTTTTGTAGATACAACAATAAGACAAACAGACAATGCTATAAGGACAACATTACCTAAAAATAGAATGCGTAGATATGATGTAACGAATGATTTATTCAATGGTATTCTCGGTGGTTATTGGAATCCTCAAACCAATGCTGATGGAACTTTTAATTGGACGGCAACAGATGAGTATGCTTTTAAAGATTTCTATGGTCGTTTTGGAGACATTCCAGACGTAAAAATTTATGGAAAACATGACAGAAGACCAGGAACTGATATTCTTAATCAAACCAAAACAGCTCCAGGAACTGATGATTCAGATATTACAGCATTACAAATAGAGCTAAATCAATAAAATGGTTGATGCAGTAGTCCCTGAAACTTTCGAAGAACTTCGAGACGCAAAAGCGGCACAATTAGCTGTTACCCCCATCACACCCAATACTGATCCTCGTTATAATCCTAAAGCTATTTATTCAAATTACGTAAGCCCTGATGCGTTAAACACTTTAGTTTTAAAAGATCCTGTTGTTGCCGCTGCTGCGGTAAATGAATATGGACAAGAATGGTTAGATAAACGTTTGCCTTTTGTAAATCAAATAATAGAACAAAAAGTTAACCCGTATAAATTAGCTCCTATTGAATACGATATGTATGAACGTCATCCTGAATATATGAGACGTATGGATGTGTATAATTCTCAAGAAGCTCAAGATTTAAGATTGTTAGAATCTCAAGGATATGACCCCACCCCATTCAACCCATTAGATCAACGTGAACTTGATAAAAGAAGTGAACCTAATACAGGACTTCCTTTTGTAGATGGAGTTTTTGGTTTAAATAAAGCTAAAGAAATAGCTTCACTTGGTTTTGATCCAGCTAATGAATTTGATACGATGAACGCTGATTTAAAATTAGTAAATCCTGTTTTAAAAATGGAAAAAATTTTTGGGGATACTGATAAAACAGGTTTTAGAGGAAAAATAGCTCTCGGTCCGCGTAGTATGACAAAAGAAGATTATGAATTTATCGGTAATCAATATGGATTAAAAGGTGATTATGGATATATAAATCCAGGAAAACCAAACTTAGGAGTTTATTTTAAACCAGAAGGAACAGAAGATCGGCAAATACTTAACTCTCCTTATGTAAATCAAGAGGATTTTGCTAATTTTTTCTTACAAGAATTTCCATCTATCGCAGGAGATCTTGGACTTACTGCATATTCTATTTCTAAATTCACAACTCCTGTTGGTATGACTGGAGGAGTTTTAAATAAGGGTGCTAAAATTTTAGGAATGTCTGGTGCTTCTGCTCTTGGAGCAACTACAGGTGATTTTTTACGTTTAGCTTATGGTTACAGTCAAGGAGCACATGATAGAGATCTCTGGGATACATTAACAGAAGCAGGTGTAATCGGAGCTTGGTCTTTTGGAGGAACTGCTGTGATTAGTTCTACTGCACAACTTTTTGCTAAAGCTTGGAAAATGATAACGAAAACAGATGTCCCTCCTTCTTATTTTGACAAAATAGATGATCTGTTACAAGACGCAAAAACAGCAGAAATGACAGGAGTTCCAACACCTGGAGTTTTATACGGGGATGAGATTTCTGTTAATACGATAAGAAAACAACTTAATCTTTTAGGTGATAAATTTGGAAAAGATTTTTCTAAATATAATCCTACGATACCTTCACAAGCAGGAACTACTCAAGGAGCTGATTTAGAAATATTGTTTTTAAAATACGCTGACGACCCCGAACTTCGAGAAGTTTATAAACAAATAAGAGAAGGAAACCAACAAGTAATTGCGGATTTTATTGAAATATTAAGAACTAAAATAGGACCTTCAACAAACCCAGAAGGACTAGCGTCACAACTTTTAGGTGACAGTTATGTTACAGGAGCTGAAGTTTCAGAAAGCCTTAGAGTATTAGGTCAACGAGAAATTGATGCGTTTAATGAAGACGCTACCGCTATGATTGATAGGGTTAGAGCTCAAGTTGGTGGTGCTGATGATTCTGTAATTGGAGGTCAGTCGTTACTTACTAAAGTAGACAACCCGAAAATCAGTAGTGGTCCTTTGTTTAACAGAACACAAAAAAGAATAAAAGCAATTAAAGATGAGTACATAGTTCCTTTTAATGAAGCTTGGAGAACAGCTTTAAATAATCCTCGATACGCTGATTTAAAAACAGGAGCAGGTTTTACTAGAGGTCCAACAGAAAAATGGTTAAGACAAAGAAAAGCTGAAACTAATCAACTTTTTAGAGCAGCCGATGCTGATGAAACCGTTAGTACTTTGTTTGAACTTATTCCAGCAGGAGCTAGAAACACTATTTCTAGATTACGAGGTAAAAATCCAAAAGGTAGTAAATTTGAAAACCCTCAATTTAATATACAAGAATTAAATAATGCACGGGTTGCTTTAAATGATTTTGCAAGTAATCTTCCTGAAGGTAAAAAAAGTCTTTTTAAAGCAGCCCGAGAATTAGAACACGGAATAGAAGATCAAATGAACCGTTTAATTAGAGAAGGAGCTTCACGTGAATCAAACATACCTCTTACAAGTAGACTTGAACTCGATAATTATATAAAAAACGAGGGGTACGGTGATGATTTAATTACCTCATGGAGAGCACAAGGAGAAGCGATTCAGTTATCTAATACAAACGCAATTAAATCTATTTTAGCACAAGACAATCCTGAAAAAGTAATTCCGTATATATTAAACACGTCAACTAAAGGCAGTAAAACTAACACAACTATGTTAGATTTTATGAAAGTTTTAAAGACCGAAGGTTCTGATGAGATTGTTCAGATCCAAGAAGGATTAGCAGCATATATACAAAGAGAAGTTTTAAATAACCCTGACTTATCTGCAATGCAAATAGCACGAAACTATAGAAAATTTGTAAAAGACAACGAAGGAACATTAAAAGCAGTTTTTGGAGATAAACAATTCGTTAGTAGATTTATGAACCCTAAACAGTTTCAAAAAGAAATTATTGGGGGTCTTGAAAAAATAAATACCGATATAACACGGATAGAAGCACGTTTTGGGTTAGCTAAAACAGGAGACCCTGATAAAAAAATGACTAATATCGTAGAAGCTATATTAGACGCAGGGAATACTCAAAAACAATCAGGAAGTATATTAGAGGATATAACTTATTTAAGAACTATTCTTGACGATAATCCAGAATTAGATGAACAAGTTGCACAAGTTACTAAACGTTATTTACTAGATGAAATTTTAAGATCAAGACAAGGTGTTGGTGGTGCTTTTGAATTAGATGATCAAGCTATAAATAAATTAATAACCGAAGGGTTTGGACCTGAAGAAATAGTAGGACCTCGATTAACTTTTGATAATTTTATGATTCCTTTGTTAGGTAAAGAAGGACCTGAGTTTGTTAAAAACTTTAAAATACTTAATGGAATGATACAAAGAGAGTTAGGAGCATCACCGTCAGAACAAGTAGCTAGGGAATTGAGAGGAGATTATGTAGTTGGTAATAATTTAGAAGGTGCTCGAATGTTACAAAAATTATTAATTGCCCCTTTAACACAATTAGGGCGAAGAATAACAGCTATTTCTAATAATCAAGCAGAAGCTTCCCGTAAATTAATTGGTCAAATGTTATTAGATCCAAAATTGTTTAAGGAAACAATGAGAATGGCACAAGGCAGACAATCAACTCAAAACTATATTAGATTTTTAACATCATATGGTAGTGTTTATACTTCAAATATGGCTGATGAGATGAGGTTCTATGACGAACAACGTAAAATACAAACAAACCCTAAAAGCAAAGGAGCTAAACGTTTCGGTGATTCTGTTAATGAAATTCAAGGAATACCTCAACGGCTTATCGAAATAGGAGCATTTCAATAATGGCTAGATTTAATAACAATATGTTCCAAGACGGATACGAACCTGTTGATATGGATATGTCAGGTATTATGAATCCTGAATTAGCCGACGTTATAGAAATGCGTAAGGAAGCGAACGCGGCTCGTGATGGAGCTAACGATCAATATACTGCAGACGTTGCAGATTATAAAAACAACGAAGCAACAGCAGCTGAACAAGGTGTAGCGTCATTACCTGAAGCACAAGATACTAATCAATTTTATAATAATAATGTTTTTGCTAATACAAAATTTCCTATAGGACCTAACGGTGAACCTATGTTTGTAGGTGAGGACATAGATTATACAGGTATGGGTGGAAGTCCTATTAATACAACATATACAGAACCCAATATTCCTGTCGTTTCTGTATCAACGAATCCTTATACAAATGTTTTGGCGAATATTCCAGGAGAACCTGAACCAGCACCTTACTATGATCCGTACATAGCTGAAGAACCTGTGTATGTTCCACCTGTTGAAACTGTAGCTCCTGTCTATCAAACACCTACGGCTAATTCTACCGATGATACTTCTACCTATATCCCACCTAGTACTAATTCGAGTAGTCCAGCGATTGGTGATATCGATTCTGAAACTGGTTTAGTCTGGGACGGGGGAACGTTTGTACGTCCTACTACATGGAATGATAATCAAATTGATATATCTTATGTATGGAACGGTTCTGATTGGGTAGCTGGTAGTGGTACAGGTTTACCCGATTTAGGGATCGTTGATCCTAACGCGGGGGCTAACAGCGGTGATGGTGGTTTAATTAATAACTCAGATACTGGCGGCGACACCATAGGTACGGGTACTGATTCAGGCGATGTTTATGACGGCAACCCAAACAACAGGTTTGAAGGGGCTCTTCCTCCACCGACTCCAGCTCCGATCATAAATACTTATACGAATAGACCAGTTACAAACCCTTACCAAGTTTTTGAACAACCAACAACTCCTTCTAACTATACAAGACCGATGACTGCTGATGTTTTTGGGGGATCTCCAGGGATAACTACAGCTCCTTTAGCAACGTATGCAGGGTTAGATAGCACATCTTATACTCCTCCTGCGACTCCTGAATTAGCCGCATCTCAATTAGCCGCATCTTTAGAACCTTTTTTACCCCCCGATGATGACGAGGATAATACAGCTACAACCCCTCCAGGAATGAATCAAGGCGGTAGAGTACCCATGGGAAACAACAATACATTAAATAGTGGGCTATCACGGTTGCCCATCAATCAACAAAACGATACACTAACTCAAGTGTTTCAATCAGGCTTTAGACCACGGAGATAAAATGGCAGGAATACCAGATATGCTAACAGATATAAGAACCACAGGACAAGGCGTTCCGATGGGCGGACAACCGCCAATGGGTAGACCTCCTATGGGCGGACCTCCTCCAGGACAACCTCCAATGGGTAGACCACCTATGGGTGGTGGAATAGCGTCAATGGGTAAACCACCTATGAGCGGACAGCCTCCGATGGGACAACCTCCAATGGGACAACCACCAATGGGTGGCGGACAACCTCCAATGGGTATGGAAGAACCTCCAATGGAAGAACCTATGTCTGTTGAAAAAGATGCAGCAATGTTAGCTGAAGCAACGATGGGTAGAACAGGTGGAGATCCTGAAGCAGCGGCGGCTATTTTACAAACAGCAACTCAAATGATCATGTCTGTAGGTCAAGAAGATCCAATGATGATGGCAGGTGGTGGTAAATTAAATCCTGGATTACAAGCATTACAAAGAACAAATCCTGAAGTCGTTGATCAAATAATGAAAAGAAATATGGGTGGACCAATGTATAAAAACATGGGGGGACCATTGTACGCTCAAGAAGGAAGGGCTATATCTGATTTAGACACCGATACATTAAAACAAATGATTGCAGATAGTTTACTTAACAGTGAAAGCGTACAATCAATTAGTCCGATGGGTTACAACATGAGTGGTAGAGGTATGTCTGATAGAGACATGAGTGGTAGAACTAGTTCTGATGTAGACCTAGGAACAGCTTATAGAGCAGCAGCCGCAAATTCTGAAACAGGTAGAACTATCTCTGATAAAGACGTTGCTGCTTATGTAGAAAGACTTGCCAATTATAGAATGCAAGGAGCTTAATCAATCCAGTCTTTCCACTTCTCATCACCTAGTACTTCTTGTGCTAGGTCGAGTTTATTTCTAAGAGCTTTAACAATCTTTTCGTCTACGGTTCCTTTAGCGACTAAGTCAACATAAGTAACTTTATTTACTTGACCTATACGGTGAGCCCTATCTTCAGACTGTAAACGTTTTTCTAAATCGTAATTGTTTGAATAATAGATCACGGTACTTGCTTCGGTGAGCGTAATACCATAGCCTCCTGTTTGTACATTACTAATTAAATAAGTAAGCGGTGAATCAGGATCCTGGAATTCTTTAATAATAGATTGACGTTCGTCATCAGGCGTTGCTCCGTANTANGTTGCTACACTTTCAGGTCCAACTGTTTCTTGTAACGTTTTTAAGATACGTTTAATATCGTATTGATAGTTAGCCCAGATAATAACTTTACCTTGAACTTCAGATAAAACATCTAAGAGTTCATCTAAACGATTACTTTTAATCTCGACTTCTTCTCCTTGATCGTGTTTAACGAAGCCACAGACGACTTGGTGTAGTCTTAGAATCTGAGTTAGTACCGAAGTAACACTTACTAATTCATGGGACGTTAGTTCTGCAATAGCATAATCTTTTAATTGTTTATACACTTTCTTTTGTTCAGGTGTAAGTTCTACTTCCCTGCGTTGATAGACCTTATCGGGTAAATCTAAGCATTCTTTCTTTAGCACTCTATAAGAGAACTCCTTTACATTATCAGTAAGTTCTTCTATGTTTTGATAACCGACCACCTGTCTAAAGGTTCGTTGTCCCATACTTCTATTAATAACTTTTGCGTATCTGTTTTGAAATGAGTAATACGATGAGTAACCTAATAGCTGTGTAGATAAGAATGCACTTTGGCTATATAAATCTAACGGTGATTGGGTAACGGGAAATCCTGTGAGGATTCTACGGTACTTTGTATTAATTGCTAACTTTAATAAGTTCTTAGTTCTTTGTGCTTTAGGGTTCTTAATGGTTGTAGACTCATCGACCGCGATCAGTGCGTTGTGAGCAAGTATAAACTTTTCAACAAAAGCTACGCCTTTTTTCGTACTAAAAGCTTCTACATTAATAACTAGTATTTTTAACTCAGGAGATACTTCGAACAGTTTTGTTAGTTCTACTTTTTGTTTCCTAGTTGGTGCAGGGTTCCAGACGCCTACGTGCCGTTCTACGTGGTCAGGCATATGGAAGGGGATCTCTTTCCCAGACCAGTTCCTATAGACTCCTTTAGGAGCTATAATAATAGCTGCGTTAATACCACCTTTGTCATAAAGGATAGCTATATTATCAATAAGTACTTTAGATTTACCAGTACCCATTTCCATAAAATAAGCGTATTCTTTCTTATTCCAAGATCTTTTTAACGCCTCAAGCTGATGCTCATAAGGCTCTGTTTTAAACTTATATTTCATATTACTTTCTAATTTCTAGTTCCCATTATATATTACAATTTAATTATAAAAAATACCAAAGTATTTAGTTTTCTCATGCCCTCTAATAGATTTAGTAGTTTCTAATAGATTGAATCGTACAATCTAATAGACTGTAACACTCTTAAACATTGTGTTTGTTTTAAAATCTATTAGATTATTACCGATATTAGTAGTTTTCGTAAAGTTTTTCCGATAAACTTTTTAATTCTTAAAACTACTATATAACTAATAGCTTTACTTTGTCGTAATTGCTAGATATTATTTAAGTTCTAGAAATAAGAAAGGAGAAAAAAAGTGACAGTTTATGTCGTACAGGAAGTTCCAGGACGAAATATTGCCTCAGCTAGAAGCTATGGTGATTTTGAAGTCTTGTTACCTTCTAATACACAAATAATGTTAAGTGCTGCTCCCTCTGTTCGTAGGATGAAAAAGATTCTACAGGACTTTAAAGAAGGAGATTACTTATTATTAATTGGCGATCCTGCCGCCATTGGCGTAGCGTGTTCTATCGCTGCATTTTATAACCGAGGTAGATATAGTATATTAAAGTGGGATCGACAGGAAGGTTTATACTACCCTGTTGATATCGATCTACATCAGAAAGGAGAAATAGATGAATAAACCAACATTTGAGGACTTAGTCGGCACAGAATCCGTTGAAGAATGGACGAATGATGTAACCGATGGAGAACTCTCTGTAGTTTCTTCCTTAGCGAATAAACAACTTCAGTTAGCAAGACAAGTGTCTACGTTAGAAGAAGATTTAAAAGTTAAGAAAGAAGAACTTCGTTTGACTTCGGAGCAAGAACTACCTGACGCGATGCAATCCGCAGGTCTTAATCAAATAGTACTCAGTACTGGAGAGAAAATCTCTATTAATGAGTTCTATAACGCTCACATATCGAAAGCAAACCAAGAAGTAGCATACCAGTGGTTGATAGAAAACGGTCACGAAGGACTAATAAAGAACGAGGTTCTTTTAAAGTTCGGACGTGAGGAAAGCACAGTCGTAGACGAAACAGTCTCAGCTCTGCAATCTAGAGGACTATCACCAGAAGTGCGTCAAAGTGTTCATCCGAGTACATTGAAAGCTTTTGTAAAAGAGCAATTCACTTCGGGTAACGATATACCAACCGAACCATTTAGTATTTATATAGGTACTAAAGCAACCATTAAAAAGGATTAATTATGACAGATAAAAAAGATATAGCTGAAAATAAAGCTACAGCGATGAGTACATTTGATGATACGTTATTATCAGGCGGTACTGGACTAGAAGAAACTACCACAGAGGATTTTGCGATCCCCTTTATAAGAGTTCTTCAACCTATGTCACCACAACTACAAAAACAACACGGTAGTTATGTACAAGGTGCGAGTGCAGGTGATCTGTACAACACTGTTACAGGTGAAGCCCACGACGGAGAAAAAGGAATATTAATAGTTCCTTGTGCTTATAATAAAAAGTACATCGAATGGATTCCTAGAGAGAAAGGCGGTGGTTTAGTAAACGCTAACCATGACATTTCTATTCTATCCAGTTGTAGAAAAGATCCTGAGTCAAGAAGGTCTTACACACCAGAAGGTAATGAAATTGTAGAAACTGCACAGTTTTTCGTTTTAGTATTAGAAGGCGGTTCTCCACAACAAGCGGTTATAACATTTACTTCTACACAATTAGGTGTTGCTAGAAAATGGTTAACCATGTTAAGAATGGCTAGAGTGGAAAACAGCAGAGGTGAATCAGTAGAGGCTCCAATGTTTGCGTATACTTATAGGATTTCTACAACTACTCAATCTAACGATAAAGGTAGTTGGAATGGATATTCTGTTAACCAAGAAAGTGCTACAGAGATGCCTATCGCTATGATGGCTAAAGACTTTATGTCTGCGGCTAGATCGGGTGATGTGAAAGTTAAAGAGGAACATCAAAGAGATGACGTAAAAGATACTACGTTTGACGACGCAATTTAACAAGGAGAAGTATTATGTCGTTAGCAGAGGAATTTGCTACACGCTATGCTGGATTGCGGAAGGCTTACGGTACGTTTACCGCAAGTGATGAAACTCGAGAAGATGGCAAGGCAAGTGGTAAAAACATTACCATATCTAAGGAGTTATCTGATAAAGATATTCTAAAGTTATGGGATGACCACTTGTCAGGTCGCCAAAGTGTAGGGATTGTAGCGATTGATGAAAATAATAGCTGTGTGTGGGGGGCTATAGACGTTGATGAATATCAACTTGATCTTAAAGACCTTGCCAAAAAACTAGCTAAACAAAACCTACCTTTAGTTCTTTGTCGAAGTAAAAGCGGAGGAGCCCATATCTATATCTTCATAGAAGAACCTGTTGCCGCTTCTATGCTACAAAGAAAATTAAGACAGATTGCAGCATCTATAGGTTACGGACAGGTTGAGATCTTTCCTAAACAAACAAAACTATTATTAGATAGGGGTGATAGAGGTAGCACGTTAAATATGCCTTACTTTGGGGGAGAGAACTCTACTCGGTATGCTTACGGTAAAGAGGGTCAAGCATTAAGTCCAGAAGAATTTTTAAACTATGCAAAAGAAATAACTTTAAAAGTTAGTGAATTAGAAAAACTAGAAGCTAGTCCATT